AGTTCCTTTAGCGGTTCACACTGCTCCAGGTCACCCACAGAACCTGCCGCCACAAACATCCCTGTATAGATCATACCTGATTTCATGGCAGGTAGCAGGTACTCTATGGTCTCATTCATGCGCGGGGCAATACCTGCTTCCTCATGAAAGAAAAAAGTACAGGGACCACCAACACCATTGGTAGGATCTTTTTCTAGGGCAAGACCAAAGACAACAGACTTTAAGCCCACGTCACGCTTCTTGCCACCTTGGTTCACCTCAATTTTCTGTTCCCAGTTGAGTACTTTGTCAGGGTTAGAGGGACGATACCAGCCTGTGTGGCTGTTCAAGAAGTTGCGGTACTCTTCCAAAAACCTCCAGGTACCTTTTTCGTTGATGTAGTCTTTTAGAGAACCTGCCATCTTGTTGACAGCACCTTCTTCAAACCAGTACAGATTGATAATCTTGGCAGCGTGATAGTAAGAAGAGGCAATCTGTCGCTTCTTTAGAATCGCGCAATGTTTGTAGCTGTGCTTGGCAATGTCTTCATACAGGGCCATGTGGTACTGCGCATCACGCACGTCAGCAAAGGTGAACTTGCCCACCTCTTTGTTGTAGATAGGCATAAAGTTCAGCCACATGTAGTAATATCTGGTCAGATACCAGGTGTTCTTAGGACCATGTATGATCACCCCGTTGCGGCAGCGTTCTTTCTGGGTGTCCCAGTAGTAAACAAAGTCTTTGCTGCGACTGGGCGCTGTACAGTAAACTTTATACTTGTTGAAAAGCCTGGCCTGCTGATTGAACATCTCACAGGTCTTGTCAAAGTTGTATTGACCTGGTTCTTTGAACATACTCCACAAAAACTCCACAAACGCATCCCTGGACGCAAACTCAGTGTGCGACCATGTGTCTGTAGCAGCAGTGTATGTGGGAACCTTGATGTACATTATTTTTTAGGGGAAAAACTCATAAGCAGCGCAGGGTCACCATTGCTTTTGACAAGGTGCTTTACAAGAACTTTTACGTCCTTGTGTTTAAAGATGGGATGCACTGAAGTTTCTGCATTGAAGTAAGCCCTGTGGTCATCGCGGTGGTAGGCTGCCCATTGGTTGGTAAAGTGGTTGTAGTGAAACACCCAGTCGTAAAGAATTTCTGCGGTCATGATAGTTTGGTTTTTGGTTTAACCCTGGTCGTATGCAATGTGCTGTCCACCTCTAACCTGAGACTTCTGCTCTTCCATAAGGTCTTTGTAGGCACCTTTGAAAGACAGGCGGATCTGCTCAAACTTGGCAGCTGCATTGACTAAGGAGTTAATGTTGCCATCGCGACCATGCTCAATAGTGGTGGTCTCCATGTAGCGTGCAAGACGGTCCAACATGTGCTTGATGCCCATAAATGCACGATAGGTGGGTGTTTCATACAGCTTCTTGCAAAAAGTAAGTGCCTGCAAGATTAGCTCGTCTTCTACAGAAAAAGTGACATTAAGCTGTGAAAGGATCAGCTCTTCTTTTTCGTTTTCAGGAACGTCAAAGAAAGGGTTCAGGTCAGGGTTGGGACAGCTCATGTAGAACAAATACGCGTACACGTCCATGTAATCTTCAGGATAGTCCTTCATAATCTGTTTAAGCAGTGTAAGCGTAAAGCAGTGTTCAGAGGGAACAATCCTCCCGTTTTCTATGTCAAATAGCTTGATCATGATTTTTCGGTTTTAAGCACCTTATTCTGATTGTCTTTATACCATGTCATGATTGCCAGCACTTCGTCTTTAAGGTAAGGCAGTTCATAAGGCACAATATCGCGGATGATAAAATCACCATCAGTATTGGTCTTTAGCAAAGGATATCCATACTCGTCCTTGTGGTCCTCTTCTTCAAAAAGAATGTGATGAATGGTAAGCTTGCCTGGTTTTAGTGTAGGATTATGCTTAAGAATCATGTACATGTAAATAGAAAGCTGCAGCGTGTAGTGGTTCAGATTGCAGTCATCCAAGTGAGACACCGGCATGTGCATCTTTTTAGAAACACCCTCCCAGTTCTTAAAGCTTTCTGTCTTGATCTCTTTATTGGTCTTGTAGTCTGTTATAAACACCTGGCCATTAGCCACTTCTACCAGATCGCTTTGTCCACAGATGCCTGCAGAGCGCAGGTAAACCATGTGTTCAGGATAAATACCGTCAATAAGTTTCTGAGAAGGTGCTATTTTTTTACCTGTCTCATCTTGCATAGGACGAATCACTGGCAACTCTGTATCATAACGCACAATGGTCTGGCAGCCCAGAATGTCACGCTCGCGCTGGTCATGGTACCAGTTGCCTAAATTACAAGCACGATCAGCTTCCTTTTTCCAGATCTGCTGAATCTGCTCTGGTGTCATGCCAAACCACTTGGAGCGCTTGTTAGTGGCGCTCTTAGTGGCGACATTCTTACCATCAAAAGGTTGCTTGAGTGCGCCCAAAAGGGTGGTAACACTGACCCATTGAGTAGTATCCTGAGGGTCTAAAGATGTGTAACTGTGTGTAGAGGGTTCAAAGAGTATGCTCATAGGGGGTTTTGGTTATCAATACTTTTCTTTACAGCATCCTCTTCATCCTGCGTGAGGACAGCATCCCAATAGCCCTCAGGGCATGAAGATGTGAGAGAACGCAACTTAAATTTCAAAGAACACCCACACTGAGGACAGCATGGATGAGTGCCAGGTGCAACGCAGTTCTTTTGGCCTTTTGATTGCAAAAATGGACAACTCTGGCATATGGCCATGCGGTGATCATGAATCTCCTCAACATGTTCTGTCTTAAAAACGCTGTTGGCGACTCCTTCTAAAATTTTATTGCGATCCTTCCACAACTTGATTAGCATGGTGTTTTTCTTTTAAGGTTTGCACTTTAAGTTTTCTTTCTTCTTCCTGGTCCATCATATCTAAGATGGCTTCATATTTTTCAATGTCTTTTTTAACATCCTGCTTAATCTCAAAAGCTTTTATAGAAGCAGTCTCATCAAGACTGTCTATAAAGTTTTTGTGGCGCTCAATCTTTTTTTGAACCCTTCTTTTTTTAAGCACAAAAGTTCCCAAATTGGGAACATTTACAGCAATGCTTTCCACGCTGCTGAGACGTTTTTGCACATAGCGATAGAAGAAAGCAACAATGTCATCAACCTCTTGAAAATTTCTGTCAAGTTTCTTTGCTGTAAGCAAAGACAACTCTTTACGCTTTGCTGGATTCAATGGACAATAGGTTATAATCTAGTAAAATGTTTCCTTTACGGTAGATATCAATGCTGGGTGTAATTTGTATCAGCTTCTTATTATCCTTGCTCTTTACCACAATCTTGCGCTTTTCAAGCTTAGAAATGCGATTGCGCACGTTTTGCGCTCTCACAGAAAACTCTTCAAGTTCTACAGATCCATAAAGTCTTCTTGCAGCAGCATTGCAAAATTTACTCAGCTCAACAGGCCCCCAAAGAGCAAGCATTGTAAGAATCTCTATGTCTGAAGGAATCAGGTGTTCTTTCTTAAAGAAGATAAAATTGGTAATTATCTGGTATTTGACAAGGTCGTAAGGTGTGACCCTGATTTTTTTTTGAACTTTGTTTACTTCCATGGTTTTTCAAGATTAGATACCATACACTCAGGAGTTTCACCTGAACATTCCCCCGCTTTACACACCCTTGCGAGAGTGTGGGCTGCAGTTCCACCATACTGCCAGGACATGCTTTTCTACGCTTACATCAGTGTGAGGTACAGGCACTTATGTTGTAAAATGTCCAGTTTTTTGAGTTAAAAACTGGACTTTGGTAGCGGGCGCAGGGGTCGAACCTGCCACACATCTGTGGTTATGAGCCACGACTGCCACCAGGGCTGCCCGCATGGTTGTCAAGATTGTCCTATGATCTTTGAGATCTGAGCAACAGTTTTTTCTGTGCTAAGAGCCATCCGCTCTACTTCATCTTTTTCATTTTCTAGTTCATCAAGTTTTACTTGCAGATTTTCAATGGCGATAATCTGCTCTTTATGCAATGCGGTTAGCTCTGTGGACATCTTGTAAAAAGTGCTCAGGATGTTATGTTTTTTGCGCTCAAGGGTGGCCAAAGTGGAACTGCCTTTGAACAGGTTGATTAAAAATCTAAGCATTGGTTTTTGGAGGGTTGAGGGTTAAACAAAAAATTACCATACAATGGCAATGTCGCGCTCTGCAATCATGAGTTTTATGCTGTCATCTAACTGTACTACATCTGCATGCTGCAAGTATTGGGTGGGAACATAGACTTTGTCGCCAGGAACTACATGCGTGACTTCATCACCTGTAGCAAAAACTTCCAGCATAGTCCACTTTTGCATCATTTCACGTTCTAGTTCAGCTTCTGCTTCCGGTGAAAGCTGAATGACAGACTCTGGTTTGTCAGGTTTGTTTAACAAGATCCTGGTTCCAAGTAGTGTTTTAAAGGGTTTTGACATAGGGTTGGAGTTGGTTTAAGAAAAATTAGAGCCACTTGTAGGAATTGAACCCACGACCTACTGATTACAAATCAGTCGCTCTACCATCTGAGCTAAAGTGGCTAGGTTTTCAAGGAACATGGAAATCTGAGAAGTTTAATCTAAGGGGGTTAAACTTCTGCTATTTGGTTTTTCAGTGTGCGTTTTCAGACTCTGCATCATCCTCGTTGCTGTTTAGAGGAGTCTTGAATTGAGCAATGATTGCCATAGCCTGCAGGCGCTTGGCCTCTTCCTGTACAGCTTTGCTCTGAAGTTCTGCAAGCTCATGGCGCAGCTTTGCCAGCTCAATTTGCTCTTTGTACCAGGCAATTACCTCTTCTTTGGTGGGTTCTCTGTCTTTTTGGTTTTGTGACATAGGAGTTAGGGTTTACATTTTATAGAGTTTCTACACTACAAATATACTTCAAAAGTTTAACTTCTACAAATTTGTCTGTATATTTGTAGAGAAGTTATTCCACATCATGCAATATCAAAACTTTAAGAGCATTTTGCTCATCTATAAAAAGGGCACTGAGAACATTAGGGCTTTAGATAAAATAGGCATGGATCTTATAGAAAGTCCTTATGAGCTGAGCAGCGTCCTTGAAGAGATGCTAATGCGTTCCATGGGCTGCTACTACACAGAGGAAGGTTTAGAGTGGATCAGCTGGTTTATCTATGAGAACGAGTGGGGCAAGAAAAAGTGGAAGGGGCCTTTGTACCATCTGGACAATGAAGGAAACATGGTTGTTTCTGAAGAACACGATGGTTATGGAGCGCATGACAGTAAAGGAAAACCTATCTGTTATTCTGTGCGCTCCTTGTACCAGTACCTGCAAAAAAACCACCTTAAATAAACTTGATTTATGTACGTCACCAGAGAAAAAGAATGGGATGCCCTGGTCAAAGTCTGCCAGATGCTTCAAAACAAAGAAGGTCTGGTGCCAGGCAAAGCGGCAGTAGCCATGGTCAGTCCAGACTACAGCGCTACAGCAGCCATGCACATAGCGCACCATTTGAGCCAGGGAGGAGAAATGTTGGACATAGTGTGTGTGGAGGTGCCTTATCCTGACGAGGATCCTGAACCTTACTGCAAGCAGTTTGCCAACCGCACCTGCTTTGAGTTTTTTCCTTTTGAGACAGTAGTCCTGGTAGAAGCAGGGGTAATCACCGGTGGTAACTATAACTTTTTTGCCAACCACCTTATTGACATGGGCTTTAAAGTAGTCACAGCAGCTTTGTTTGAGAACGTACACAGCAAGTTTCAAAGCGATGTGGTAGGTTTTTACTATGACCACAACGTTGAACCATTAGAGTTTTACTTTGAAAAAGACAACAATCACTGGAAATGAAAAAGGCCCTCTTTAAGTTCAATGGCGGCAAAATGGCGCTGCTGTGCTCTAATTGTAGAAA